GCAAGTGCAAGCAACAAAGAATATTGGTACTGACGCTCTTGAGGAACTAAATGGCTCTACTGTTAATGCTATGGATTCTCTTAGCGATCTTGCCAAAGAACTTGGTAGCAGTACAAAATTCACAGCAACCGAAGCAGCAGAAGCAATCAACAATATGGCCATGGCAGGTTATTCTGTTCAACAGACTTACGATGCATTACCTACAGTTTTGTCGCTTGCTTCTGCTGGCGCTTTGGATTTGGATTATGCTACCCAGCTTGTTGCTAATGGCTTGAACGTTATGGGGCTTGAAACAAAAGATGCAACTGAGCTTGCTGATAAGTTAGCAGTTACTGCTTCCAATGCTTATGGTTCTGTTGCTGATTTTGGTGAAGGAATTCTTGTTGCAGGTGGTCAAGCAAAACTTGCAAATGTTAATTTGACTGATACGATGACAGCATTGGGTATCCTTGGAGATAACGGTATTTCTGCTTCCGAGGGTGGAACAATGTTGAGAAATACTTTGAAAAACTTATATACTCCGACTACAGATGCTGCAAAAGCAATGAGCGAACTTGGTGTTCAAACAGCAGATACAACTACTGGTGAATTGTTACCATTGCAAGATGTTCTACAGCAGCTTGGTTCTTCGATGGATGGCTTGACAGAAGAGCAACGCATCAATATGATGAGCCGTATCTTTGATACTCGTACTATTGCAGGTGCAAATGCGTTGATTGCCGCTTCTGGTGAACGTTGGGATGAACTTTCTGAATCAATTGATAATGCTTCTGGCGCAGCCGATAGAATGGCAAAAACTCAGTTAGATAATTTGAATGGTCAATTAACTATTCTTAGTTCTTCTGTTGAAGGATTGATGCTTTCATTTGGTGAACTTCTATTGCCTGTTGTTAAAGATGTGGTTGCTTCAATACAGCAGTTGGTTGATTGGTTGAATAGTCTTGACGATGCGCAAAAGAATACGGTTTTGCGTTTAGCACTTGTCGCTGCTGCTGCTGGTCCAGTTTTGTTAGTTGCCGGAAGAATAATTGCTCTTATTGGCCAAATGGGGGCTGGTATGAATATCCTTGGTGGGATTATAAATGGGCAAGCTTTGTTGATTACAGGTGCACTTGTCGGCTTGGCGGCTTTATTCTATACATTGTATACAACTAATGAAGATTTTAGAAGTTCAGTAACAGAAGCGTTTGAGGGCCTGCAGCAGAGCGCGAGTAAATTTGGTGAGACCTTTATGGGCGCTCTTGAGCAATTAAAAGAGCCGCTTGATGGTTTAATTGAAAAACTTGCTGGTCCAATGGCAGATGCAGTAAATTCTGTCGTTGATGGTATTTCTTTGTTGCTTGATAGTATTGGCCCAGCTTTGGAGGAATTGTTTGCAGCAATTGGTAGCTTAATTGAGGACGTAGATGTAGAATCTTTATTTGAGATGTTTACGAGCCTTAGCGATACACTTGCAGAGATTGGTTCCGTTGTATTGCCAGTTGTGATCAGCATGATATCGCAAATGATAGGTTGGCTTGCTCCTGTATTAAATATTGTTATAAGTATTGGTGAGGCTTTTGCAGAGATTGCCGAAATGGTAGCACCTTTGTTTGAAGAACTTGCAGAAATGATTGGAGAAGTTTTTGAAGATCTGCCAATTGAGGATTTGCTGAGTTCTATTCAAAGTTTGGTTGATTCGATACTTGGGTTGGTGCTTGCTGCAATGCCAACTGTAATTTCATTGATAGAGCAGTTGTTGCCAGTCATCGAGGCAATACTTGGTATTCTTAGTCCGATTATCAGTTTGCTGTCAGATATTATTACACTGGCCGCTCAGATCTTGTCTGGCGATTTAAAGGGCGCAGGGGAAACATTAGCTTCTATTTGGGGTGACGTTGTCGCTGTAGTTGAAGCTGTTTGGAATGCAATTCAAACTGCATTTTCGACAATAGCAGGTTTATTGGCTCCTGTAGTAGATGCGATTGGAACTGCTTTGTCTGCTGTTGGTCAGTTCTTTACCAATGCTTTTAGTGCAATTGGTTCATTCTTCACGGATACAATTCCTGGATGGTTTGAGAGCCTTGCGGCATGGTTCGCTGAATTGCCTTACAATGCTGGTCAAGCACTTGGTCAATTGGTAAGAGCCGTTTTTGATTTTGGTGCTTCATTCTTCGCTTGGGTTCAAAATGATTTACCGCAGATTATAGCGGCAATTATAAATTGGTTTGCATCTTTGCCAGGAGAAATTTGGGGATTTTTGAGTGATATTGTTAGCAACGTTATTGCTTGGGGAAGCGACTTGTTCACAGAAATGGATTCTGCAGTTAGTGATGCTGTTGAGGCTGTTGGAGAATGGTTTGCATCTATTCCTGGGACTGTTGAAAGCTGGATGAATGAAGCAATAGATTTCTTGTCTGGAATTGATCTTGCATCTATTGGTGAAGATATTTTTAATTCGCTGAAAAGCGGTTTAGAATCAGCTTGGGATTCTATTCTTGGTTGGTTTAATGGTCTTAGTTTGAATTGGGATAAGTTCTTTACAGGGTTTAGTGCTGGCTTTGGTGGAGGAGGTTCTTTTGCTACTGGTCTTGACTATGTTCCAAGAACGATGAATGTTACTGTTCATAGAGGTGAAAGAATTCTTACAGCTCAAGAGAATGAAGAATATAACAAAGGCGGTTCGATTGAAGTCACAACTTATCAAAATGACGAAGCTCTTGGAACGTTAAATGATACAATGAATAAGGTGCTTGATGCTGTTAATAAGTTGAGTGAAATGCAGATTTCTCTTGATGGAAAGAAAATTGTTGGCAGTTTGTTAAATGAGATGGATAGACAACTTGGTCTAAAATCGCAAAGGGCAAGAGGGTGATAGAATGTATTCGATGAATATATTTGGGCTTCAGCTTGATGAAGAATTTGATTTATATTTAGAATCTTATACAATTCCATCACCCGAAGTCCAAACTGATTATAAGAAGATTCCAGGCATGAATGGATCTATTGATAGGACAGAAAAATATGGAACTGTATTTTTTAAAGATCGTGAATGGGATAATATTGTTTTAAAATCTACAAGCTGGACAACTGATGAGGATAGTAAAGTTGAGCTTGAAAGAGAGCTGCTTAATGCTGTTCATGGTAAGTCGGGTAGAATTATATTTGATGATGATGCAGAACATTATTGGCAAGGCAGAGTTTTTGTTCAAGATGTTTATGTCGAAGGAAATGCAATGCTTATTGTAGACCTTAGTCTCGTTACAGAGCCTTTTAAATACGGCATTAATGGAAAAACCTTTACGCTTAATTTAAGCGGCTCAGAACAGTCTGTAACGCTTACAAATGGCCGGAAAGTGATTGTCCCTAAAGTGATTGTGACAGATAATGCATCGCTTGCATATACAGTTCAAGGGGTTGAGCATACAAGGGAGCTTACTGCAGGAACGTGGAGACTTACTGATTTGTTGCTTTATGAAGGGTCTACAATCGTAACAGCTACAGGGTCGGGAACATTAACAATCCAGTATGAGGATGCGCAACTATGATTTATATAGCAAAATGTGATGATGAACTTTTGTTTAATCCGTATTTGGAAGACTATGCTTTATCTGATTCAAGATTAGAAATGATTGATAATGACATAGGTGGTTTTTCTTTTTCGTTTTATCCAGAGCATCCATTATATAACAGGATTATACCGAAAAAGTCGAGAATTAAAATTTATAGAGATGGAAATTTAATTTGGCTTGGTAGAGTTACAAATCCATTGGATGTTTTGGATGAAGAGAAAACGTATAATTCCGAACATTGCTTAGCATACTTGAATGATAGCATAATGCGTCCATTTGAATTTACTGGTTCTCCATCTGATTTCTTCACATTGGTTATTCAGCAGCATAATGATCAAGTTTCTGAAGATCAGCAATTTGTGATAGGAGAATGTACAGTAACAGATCCAAATGATACGATTGTTCGTTCATCAATTTATCATCTTAAAACGTTTGATGTTGTTAGAGAGCGAATGCTAAAGATGCTCGGAGGTCATATTGTTATTACCTACAATGAGCAAGAGAAGCCTGTTATAAGTTGGCTATCTGATATTGACTTGTATTCTACTCAAACAATAAGGTTTGGTGAGAATCTTGTTGATTTTGAGAGGAATTTGTTGTATGATAGTTTCTGTACAGCAGTTATCCCTCTTGGATATAATGAGAATAATGATTTGCGACTTACGATTGCAAGCGTTAATGATGGCAAAGATTATTTAGTAAATCAAAGCCTTGCAGATGTTTATGGGATAATTTATGCTAACTTGCAAGAAACCACCTGGGATGATGTTACTGTGCCAAGTATATTATATACGAAAGGTCTTAATTATCTAAATTCTAAAGGCGTAACGTACAAGAGTAGGATTGACCTAAAAGCAGAAGATATATCCTTTATGGATGCTGATATTGGTCAATTTGTATTTTTAACAAAAGTTGTATTCGAGCTAAAGACACAAGCAAATGTTAGCTATTTGATAACTGATTTCTCTGTAGATTTGAGAGATCCAACAGATGTTACTGTTGTTTTGAGTGATGAAACGTTTGATTATGTTAGTGTAAATTTGACTTCTGTTAATGCAAGGAATGAAGCTGAGAATGCAGAACGCATAAGAAATATTGAAGCAAACTATACAACAAATGAACAAGCGCAAGCAATTTCGCAGCAGGTGATTGAGAATACAACAATTATTCAGCAGCAAGCAGAATCAATTATTTCAGAAGCTTTGGAAAGATATACATTATCGAATGATTTTACGACGTTCCAGTCTGAAGTATATTCGAGACTTACACAGCTTGCCGATCGTTTGGAAATTGCATTCAATACAGCGAGTACAGAAACAAGCAACTTGGCGAGCGATACAACAGCAAGGTTTAATGAAATTATATCATTTATTCGTTTGCTTCCAACAACGCAAACTACAGAAGGTGGTATTGTTATTGGCGAGAATACAAGCAATATCATGATGAAGCTTGAAAATGACGTATTATACTTTTTTAGCGGTGATGAGTATTCCGTTACAAGAGATAATGCAATTGCGTATTTTGAAACTGGTAAATTGTTTGTTAATGAGGTTCAGGTTCAGAAGATTTCAATTGGGACTGTTGGTCAAATGATGTATTTTAGCGTAATTGGTTCCGGAGATAATCGCTGTCTGTTCTTGAACGGGAGGTTGTCGTCGTGAGTAAGATATACACTTTACAATCAATTTCGATGTACGGTGGCCAACAGGCAGTATGGACGGATAGCAATTGGACTGGCTATTCGAAGAAGTACCCTGATCCATCTGTTTGTATGGTTGGTTACGCATCAAGCGGTGGTGGCATGATTTATGCTACGAACATTTTGTTTAATGCTTCTGTGCTTGCATCGCTTCGAACTAAAACGGTAATATCTATTAAGCTTGTTATTACCGTTAAAAGTGGTACGCTATGGCCGTCAACATCTTCAATCTATCAGCTTGGCTATAAGCTAAATGGCGAAAATGGCGTAGATGCAAATACTGGCGGTAATGGTTGGACTCGGTCAGATGCAGATAGTACGGCGGCTGGCGACACGACCATCACGTACATCAACGGTCAAAAGGATTCGCGGTATGATGCGAGCAATACACAGTTGACATTTGACATAACAGGTTCATCTGTGCCGAAATATGGCTATGTTATTGGCTGTCGATATATGACGACCGCTAACATTACTCTTGTTAATTCTGCGACACTACTTGTTACAACAAATGAAAACGATTACGATTTTACGCTGTCGTATAATGCAAATGGTGGTTCTGGTGCTCCAGCATCTCAGAGGGCAACTGGCACGATGGTTGGAACTCCACAGCATACGTTTACTATTTCTTCGACAGTACCGACAAGAGATGGGTATTTCTTCAGTGAGTGGAAGACTGGTAACACAACATATCAGCCAGGAGGAACTATTACAGTTACGGCAAATACAACGTTGTATGCTCAATGGTCTCCCGCTCAATCTGTTATATCAAACGTAACGTCATCTGTTCCAATTGATGGTTCATCTAAAGTTACAGTTAATATTACTCGGTATTCAAGTTCGTTTACGCATACCGTAACATTTACACTTGGATCGAGGACGACGACATTGACAGGACAAGGAACGACAGTCCGGTATGCTATTCCGACGTCATGGTTAGATCAATTACCGACAAGCACATCTGGAACGGCAACTGTATCTGTTGTGACGATGAATGGTTCTACGCAAGTTGGAAGTGCTTCATCAAGAACATTTAAGGTTACAGTTCCTGCATCAGTTGTTCCTACAGCAACATTGACTTCAGATGATGTTAATAGCAATGCAACAATCAATAATTGGAACGTGCTTGTTCAAGGCTATAGCAAAATTAAGCTTGATGTGGTTGCTGCTGCAGGCGCAGGTTCTGAAATACAATCTATTATATTTAGTGGTGATGGCGTTTCACAATCTGGAACAAGAACAACTGTAACATCATCTATTTTAACTATAACAGGAAACAGAACATGGACTTGCGTTGTTACAGACAAGCGTGGACGTTCAGTTACAAAGACTGTTACAAGACCTGTTTATGCGTATTCTATTCCGTCAATAAGTGCTGTGAGTGCTTATAGAAGTGATTCGAGTGGAAGCGAATCTGTAAATGAAGGGACGTATGCATCTGCAAAAGCAACGTTTGGTTATTCGAGCATTGGTGGGTATAATAGTTTAACAAGCCGAGTAATATCTTACAAGATTCATACGGCATCATCATATACAACTGCTGTTAGTTCTGCCGAAAGCAATACATTATATACAATTGGTGGAGGAAATATTTCTTTGCTATACGTATATGATGTAAAATTCGAGATAACTGATGCCATTGGAAATACAGTTTTTGCTGTTGTGCAAGTGAATTCTGTTGTCGGCATTGCATTCGGCCTGAACAATGATAGAGCTCGCTTTGGCGGTCCAGTTCAAAAGGCGGGATTGCAAGTTGATTGGGATGCAGAATTTAACGGTGTTCTCGACGTAACGCAACGGCGGTGCTTTGCTATGTTGTCAAGCGCGGGTTGGTATAGAGCTATTAAAATTAATGCGATTGGTAGCGCGGCTGTATCGTTTTCGATAGATATTGACATTACAAGAGAATACTCATACGCGAACAACGAAGTCCATTCAATCAAGTTATTAGCGGTTTACAGTGGAAACGTATCGTTCGTGAATGAACAAAGTAAGTCTGCCATACTTGGGGTTGATAAGATTCGGTACACGGTAGATGGAAACGGTAACGGATATATCGATGTGCATTATTCGTTGTCTGTCAGCAACGGAACAACGGTTGATTTTAAGGCGCACACTCGACCGAACATTCAAGGATGGTTCGTTGCCGAATCCCTACAAGCCGTTGCAGATGCACCATCGGGCGAAACGGTGCTGACAACGTATGAGCTTGCGGCGAATACATATGGTGGAATGCGGTATTACCGCGAAAGCGTAGGCTCAATAACCATCACTTCAAACGGTTTTGCGAGAATGACGATGCCATCCCAAATTGTGGGACGTAAAATTGTCAATATCATAACGGCAGATTGCGGTACGATTTCTGGCGGTGCTATGTCTATCATGTCATACACAGATGCAAACGGGAACGCGAGAAGTAATTACTATATGTTTGGGTCTGTTGGTGCTTCAATGACAAACGCTATTATCGAGTATTGGTATTTATAAGGGGGTAGAACAATGCAAACACTATTTATTTTAGAATATCAGGCAATGAATGATGGCTCATGCACCGCCACTTCACCGCTGGGTTACACGGACGAAACCGCTTGTCTGTCGGCGTTTTACAGCAAGTGCGCTTCTGCTGTTGTATCAAGCTGCGACACACATACGGTGATGATTGTCACGTCAGAGGGCGAAGTTTGGCGGGGTTATAAACAGACGCTTCGGCATGGGCATTAAAAATGAAATTTAAAAAGTAGTGCATAGCAACTCTTTACAGGTGTACATCTGGTTTCTCGTGCTATGATTTATTGGAGGAATAAATATATGCCTGTTTTAATTGGTGAAGCTGTTGGAGATGAACACAATAAAGCAAAAGGCGGTCGAGCTGGTAATCAGTCGGGGCAAGAGCTAAGAATTGTAAAATGGTATTTGAGCAAAAAAGGTTGGATTGTTCTTCGTCCAAGAGATTTAGAGATTGCCAAAAAGATTGCAGAAGATATGCGCTTTGCTTGCAACAATTTTAATATTGGGTATGATCAAGGCGAGCGAAACACATTATATGCTGTTGCCGAAAAATTTGGTTTTGATTGTTCAAAAGTAGAAACTCCTTGTGAATGTGATTGTTCTTCTCTTGTTAGAGTTTGTCTTGCCTATGCAGGAATAAAAGTGAGGAATTTCACAACTGCGAATGAGATTTCGATTTTGATGGCAACTGGAAGATTTGAAACGTTAAAAGATGCTAAGTATACCAAAGAAAGTGCATATCTTAGAACAGGTGACATACTTGTAACGTCGATAAAAGGGCATACAGCCGTTGTTCTAACAGATGGTGAGAAAGCTCATGAGGATGATCCAAAGCCAGCTCCAAAGCCTGTATATACTGATGCATATGTTCTTGTTCTTGGTTCTGTAAATGTAAGAGAATCGGCTCCAAATGGAAAAGTGATTTATACAGCACATAAAGGAAAAAAGCTTCCATATCTTGGTGAAACTATTGTTCTTGCTGATGGTGCTGAATGGTACTTTGTTGAAACACCTTCTGGAAATGGATATATTTCAGCATTTACGAATAAGCGGAAAAAGTACACAAAATTAGTTGAATAAAAATTTTTTAAACAAATTTTCAAAAAAGTATTTACTTTTACAAAACAATGTATTATAATAGCTAATGTAATCAAGAGGTTACAAAATTCAATCATTCGGAGGAATAAAGAAATGAAAAAGACAATTACTTTAGAAGAACTTCAAAAGCTGTGGGCGGCTAACGAAGCTGTTAAAGGCACAAATGAGTATTTGAAGTATAAAATGATGCATGAATGGAAAAGGCCTCATGCAGATGGAAAGTGGAGCAACTGGTTGTATTGCGGTTGGGATATAGCATATAGTCTTAACGATGGTGCTATCGTGAAGAAAGTTAAAGATACTGTATATTTGATGAGTAAAGCTCCTTCACAGCTCGATGGTTCTATTGATCGGTGGACTGTTACAGAAGAAGTAAATGAATTGCTTCACATTTATTAAATCAAAAAACCTTTCGGTGTACAGGTCAACCGAATTTTTGTTTATGGAGGTTTTACTATGAAGGAGAAACGTGATTGGTTTAAATGGTTTAAGGCTGCTGGCATTCGCGCTCTAAAAACTATTGCGCAAACTGCTATTGCTACTATTGGTACAAGCGCCATTATTTCAGATGTTAATTGGTTGGTTGTTGGCTCTGCTTCTCTTCTTGCTGGTATCCTCTCTCTTTTGACTTCCGTTGCAGGTATTCCGGAAGAGAAGTTGGAGGAGTATAAAGATGACGATTGATCTTAATGCTTGGTGGGCAGTTGGTTTTTTGTTTGTTATTGAAATTGTAGTTAATGTAATTATTACAAATAGACTTAATAAAAAGCTTAAAGAACGAGATGAAAAGCAGGAACAAATTGAAAAGGCAAGGCTTGAATACGAACTAACAGTTCTTGATGTTGTTAATGCTTCTGCAAAGCTGTCATATGCATTGGCTATGGCTATTAAGAGAGGTTCGCCAAATGGAGAAGTTGAAGCCGGAATTGAGGCATATAACAATGCAATGCAGAAAGAAGAAAAATTCTTAAAAGAACAAGCGTTATACAGAATTGCTAAATGAGGTAAAGCAAAATGAATGATGAAAATATCGCTCTTGTCGAGTTATATAAAGATGCAGTTGTAGAACAAAAGAAAGAAAAGAAACGTTGGTTTTTGTTTTCAATTTTTTCTAATTTGTTTTGGGGACTTGTTATTATTTCAATGGTAGTTGGTTTTCTTATTTGGGACTCTCAATTTGAATATGAAACCACAACAGAGACAGAGGTAACTCAAGAAACCTCTGGAGAAGGTAATAACGTTTATCAAGCAGGACAAAATGCTACGTATAACGAGGGTGGTGATTGATATTGGCTAAGCAAGTCATTAAAACAAAAACAACTACTCGAAGAACTGTTAAAACAACAAATAATTTTGGTAAGTCAGGCAGATGCCCAACTTGTGGGCGGTGATTTTGATTGGCTTCAGATTATATTAAAATAAAGCATAGAGTAAAGAACATTCCAGATATTCGTTCATTCAATGGTTTGTTAGAAGCAAGTACGTTATCTGATTTAGATAAAGAGATAATCCGTATGCATTATTTGCAAGAACGTAGTTTTTCGTATATTGCAGATGTGCTCGGATATAATCAAAAGACAATCGAAGCGAGACACAAGAAAGCTTTGATAAAATTAAGTAAGCTTATTTAATTTCATATCCTTTTCCTTTTATTGAGCGTCCAGAAATGGGCGCTCTTTTTTATTATACTTTTTTGTAATTTTTAATATATTTCCACCTTTTGTTTATAAATTAAAATTAAGAATGTAAACGAAAGGAGTGATTGAAATGTGGATTGAATATAATCCAAATCCAGTTGGTAGATTTGTAGGAGATTGCGCTGTTCGAGCAATTTCTGTAGCTCTTAATATTGACTGGGATGAAGCTCATGAACTTCTTTCGTATAACTCGCGTCTTATGGGTGATATGCCAAATGCTGATAGTGTATGGGGAGCAGTATTGCGTCAACACGGATTTAGAAGAAAAGCGATTCCAAATTATTGCCCCAATTGCTATTCTGCAGCAGATTTTTGTGCAGATCACCCATATGGCGTTTTTGTTCTTGGTTTTGGGAATCATGTTGCAACTGTTGTTGATGGAGATTTATATGACAGTTGGGACAGTTCAAAACTAATACCACAATTTTACTGGTATCAATATAAAAGGAGGAAATAAAAATGCCAGCATATCCGAACAACTATTTTCCTGTTACGTATCAAAATCCATATTATCAAAATTATCAGCAACCAATGAGTCCTCAGGTTCAGCAACCTCAAATGCAGCAGGTTCAGCAGCAACCGATTCAAGCTTCTTCACAGCCGTTTCAAGCTACTCAAAGCAATGGTCAAGGAGTAAATTGGGTTCAAGGTGAAGCAGGTGCTAAGTCGTGGCTAATCGCTCCTAATACTACTGTTTTACTTATGGATTCCGAAGCTGATGTTTTCTACCTCAAATCTGCTGATGCTTCTGGCGTTCCTCTTCCTTTGCGTATATTTGACTATACTGAGAGGCCTTCAGACGCTCGTAAATCTACTGTTGATGTTTCAAAGGATAAATCTATTGAGTACGCTACAAAAGATGATCTAAACGCTCTTAAAGCGTCTATAAAGGATGAAGTTGCAGAGATGTTTTCAGGTGTAGCTAAAAAGGTAAATAAGAAGGTGAATGTTGATGAATAATCTATTTCGTTCTATGCAACCTGCTCAACCGAATATTATTCAGCAATTTAATCAATTTAGGCAAAACTTTAGAGGTGATCCGCAGCAGCAAATTCAGCAAATGTTAAACAGCGGTAAAGTTACGCAAGCTCAATATAATGCTGCTGTTCAGAAAGCTCAGCAATTACAAAGATTGTTAATGGGCAAATGATATTGATTCTCAAGTGCGCATAGAGAATTGATATAGATAAATGAAAGGAAATGTATGTATGGCTATTCAAACTGAATCTAATGGAATGGTAATGCCTGTCGCTCCTATGTATGGTGGCGGCTATGGTGGTGGTTCTGGCTTCGGCAGTTCTTGGGGCGGTGACGGTTGGTGGATCATCCTTCTGTTCATTTTGCTCGGGAATAATGGCTGGGGCAATGGCTTTGGTATGGGCGGCTTTGGCGGCTTTGCTGCAGATGGTGCTGCTCTTTATCCGTGGATGAATCAGGCTGAAATTACGTCTGATGGATTCCGTGATCAGATGATGAACAATAATATTACGAGCATTCGTGATAGCATTGGTGACATCTCTACGCAGCTCTGCAATGGTTTTGCAGGTGTTAATGCGAGTATTTCTAATGGCTTTGCTCAGGCTGAGATTGCCGAGAACGGTCGTCAGATTGCAAACATGCAGCAGATGTTTGGTATTCAGTCGGCTCTTCAGCAGTGCTGCTGCGATAACCGTGCTGCTACGGCTGATCTCAAATATACCGTTGCAACTGAAGCTTGTGCAGATCGCGCTGCAATTTCGTCTGCTTTGCGTGATGTTATTGAAGCAAATACCGCAAGCACTCAGCGCATTCTTGATCAGCTTTGCCAGGATAAGATTGATGCTAAGAACGATACTATCGCTCAACTTCGTCAAGAGCTTTCGTTCGCTCGTGGTCAAGCATCTCAGGATGTTCAGACTGCTCGTATCCTTGCTGGTCAGACCGCAGAAGTCGATGCTCTGTATAACAGATTGAACGATTGCCCTGTTGGCACTGTTCCTGTATATGGAAGGCAGCCGATTTTCTCTTGCCCTCAGACTGCTGGTTGTGGATGCGGTTGCTCCGGAACTACGTTCTAATGAGGTGATACCATGGCAGAGTATTTAGCTAATGCAATTCAGACCGTTGCTTTAAACGATCCTATTTTGTTTACTGCTTCTATCCCTTGCACTCGTGGTTTTATTTACCATGAAGATGAAACAGGGATTTTTACACTCCGTGGTATCACTCCGAATTGTTTTGCAAGATATCAGGTGACATTCAATGGAAATATTGCTATTCCTGAAGGAGGAACGGTTGGGCCAATCGCAGTCGCTATCGCTGTGAATGGCGAACCTCGTCCGACAAGCAGAGCAATCTTTGTTCCTGCTGCTGTAGATGAATATGGCAATGTTACGAGCACTGCTATTGTAGTTGTTCCAAAAGGTTGCTGCTTCTCTATGTCAGTTAGATATGTTTCCGGTATTACTGATGATCCTGCTGCTGTTCCTGCTCCTGTAATCAATGTGCAGAACGCGAATCTTGTAATCAATCGGGTAGCATAAGGAGGAAACAAATATGCACGATGTTTATAAACTAAAAGAACTTATTTGTGATGAACTTGAAGAATATGGCAAGAAAGGTGAAGTTACTGCTAATAATCTTGAAGTGATTTACAAGCTTTCTTCTATTGCCAAAAACCTTGCTAAAGTCATCAAAATGTATGAAGAAGAGGAAGATGAAAGTTATAGCTCAATGAGCCCTTATTACTATGACGATGGAATGGGTGGTCGTTCCTATGCTCGTGATGGGCGTGGAAGTCGTGGCGGTAGAGGAGGAATGAGCTATGCGAGAGGAAACCGTTCTGGTGGTCGTGGTCGCGGTTCTAATGCTCGTCGCGATTCTATTGGACGCTATTCTTCCGAAGGAGGATATTCTGGCGCTGATGAGGCAATGGATGATGTTCTGATGGACATGAAAGAACTGATGCAGGATATGCCTCAGGAAAAGAAAATGAAAATGCAGAGATTCATCCAGGAAATGGAACAGATGTGAAATAGCGTCAATTGGAGCTGCTGAAAAGCGGCTCCTTTTTATTTGCAAAAATTTTTTTGAAGAAATTTCAAAAAAAGTATTTACTTTTTAGAATTTATGGGTTATAATAGCATTGTAGTTAAGAAATGGCTACAAAATAAATCATTCGGAGGAATTAAAAATGAAACTCGTTAAGAAACTCACAAAAGCGAATTGCGAAAAGTACGGCATTGAAGTAGCTCCTGAACTCGACTTCAGCGATGATGGAAACAAGTTTCGCGGATTCATGTATAATGGAATGCCAATGACTCAGTGCTACGCTGATGGA